ATGACAAAGATTTTATTATTAAAGGTCAAGATTCTACAAGTGAAATTACTGCATTAACAATAGATATGTCTAATGCTGGAGCCGCTACATTTAACAATGATGTAACTGCTTTTTCTGATGAAAGATTAAAAGAAGATATACAACCAATTACTGGTGGTCTTGAAAAGGTTATGCAACTACAAGGTGTGACTTACAAAAGAAATGATGTAACAGACGCTAAAACACAAATAGGTGTAATAGCACAACAAGTAGAACCTATATTGCCAGAGGTTGTATTAACTGCTGAAGATGAAATGGGAACAAAATCAGTTGATTACGCTAAAATGACTGCCGTACTTATAGAGGCAGTAAAAGAATTAAAACAAGAAATAACACAACTTAAACAACAAATAAATAACGGAGCATAATAAGTGACAATACCAAGTTCTGGACAATCAGTTTCTTTCTCGGCATTAAGAACAGAATTTGTTGGTGGATCTAGTGCAATTAGTTTAAGCGATCTGTATAGAGGTGGATCAAACATAATTAAAAAAGCTGGAGATAATCAAGCCGTTAATGACGCTGCTTCAATAGCGACATCTGGCGCTTTATCTGCAAGTGACTTTTACGATCAAGGAAAAGGTTTTACCTTTACTTACTCGACTGCTTTTTTAAGTGGAGCAAGTGGGACAGATCAAAATGCTTCAGACTTGTTTGGTGACGATTATGATGTGAACTATCCAAAAACTGTTGTTATACCTTCTGCTATAACTTTAGGATCAAACAATACTTCTGAATATGGGTTTGAAGTAGATGCTGGAGGAGTTGGCACAATAGTTGTACAAAATGCTGGAACAATCATGGGTGCAGGTGGTGCAGGTGGTTCAGCAGGTAGTGCTAATGGAGGTGATGGTGGTGCAGGCGGTGCAGGTGGAGATGCTATGAAATTTCACGTTGACGCTACAGTTCAAAACTCAGGCTCTATCCTCGGTGGAGGTGGAGGTGGAGGTGGCGGCTCTGGTGGTGGTCTTGGAGGTGCTCTTCAACAACAATCACAAACTACTGGTCAAATAGGTCCTCTTCCTCTTCCTAATCATATAGATGATACTGTATGGAGAGCTGCTCCTTTTGGTTCAACTCTTGGTGGTGGTAAACCAGACTCTCCTTTTGGACTACCTGCTCTTTTGTTTTTCTTTCCAGGTCAACCTAATATAACTTCATTTACACAAGGTCAATTCACTTCAGTAAGAGGACCTAGAATAACAAATCAAGGTGGTCATCTTGATCATTACTTTTGGTTTAGAACTTTTCCACAACAATCACAAACTCAAACGTCTGGACACGCTGGAGGTGCTGGAGGTGCTGGAGGATTAGGTAGAGGATTTAACAATCAACCTGCGGCAGATGCTGGAGCAAGTGGCGCTTCTGGATCAACTGGAGATGCTGGAAATGGTGGAGACGGAGGTGCTGGGGCTGCTGGTGGTGGATTTGGAACTGCTGGATCTGCTGGAAGTGCAGGTCAAGCAGGCACAGACTCAACTACATCTGGTTCGGCTGCGGGTGCGGCAGGTGCGGCAGGTGCTGCTGGAGACGCATGGGAAAGAGTTAGTGGAGTTACAATAACTTCACAAAATAGTGGAACAATAACTGGTAATTCACCAACGTCAGATTAAGGAGTAATAGATGTCAAATACATATTCATGGGTTATAAATTGTTTATATACAAAAAATATTACAGTTGATGGAAGCACATATAATGATGTAATAAAAAAAGCAGAGGCTTTTCTAAGAGTAACAAATAGTGCTAGTCAAACTGCCGATGCCGCTATAGACATGGATTTTAATGACCCTTCAGACTGGACTGGTTTTACTGCATACAATTCTGTAACAAAGGCAAATGTCGTTAGTTGGATAGAAGGAAGATTAGGTTCTCAAATTTTATCTGAAATTAAAGGAAGACTAGATAAACAATTACTTGAAGAAGCTAATGTAGCAAACACGATTGCAAAAGGAACTGGGACACACGGAGAAGAAAGTTTTTCTGCAACTTTTCCTTGGGATTGAAATAATAATATGCTAATCTTTCGTTAGAGGTAGCATATGAACAAAGTAATAGACTTAATTCATAAGTCTCATGCCGACTGTATATTCACACACTGTAATTACATTGCAGAAAGACTTCCTAGACATGAAAAATTAAACAATCATAATGTTTATGCTGATTCTATTGGAGAGGCTATTTTAAATTATTTACTGCCAAAAATAGAAAAAGAATATGGTAAAAAATTATGCCCTACCTATTCTTTTTGGAGAAAGTATTATGAAGGACAACCTCTTTTAGCTCATACAGATAGACCTTCTTGTGAAGTTAGCGTTACTTTAAACATAGGAGGAGAGGGTGGAACTGATTGGGGTATATTTGTTGATAACACTAAGTTTTCTATGGAAGTAGGTCAAGGAGTAATCTACAAAGGTTGTGAACAAAAACATTGGAGAGAGCCATTAACTTATAAAAGTCACGTTCAAATGTTTTTACATTATATAGAAGTTGATGGTAAGCATTATCCAGAATTTAAGTATGATAAAAGACCAGATTTATATTTTAAAAGAAAACCACAATGAGTTATCAACTAACTAATTTTTTTTCAACACCTATTTACAGTACACACTTAGATTTAGATGTTAAGCCTTATATTAATCAAGTTTATGAGGAAGAAAAAAAATCTAATGGAAGAAAATTAAGTAATACTGGTTGGCAATCAAACAATATAAATCCGAAAGAGTTGTTTGATGTAATAGGCTCTCATGTAACAAAATACTATGAAAAATTTAATTGTCCTATGAGTATATACTTATCTAATTGTTGGTTTAATATTAACAGATATAAAGATATTAACACATCTCATCATCATTTACCTGCTATCATATCAGGAGTGTTTTATTTGAAAACACCGAAAGATAGTGGAGATATTGTGTTTGAGAATCCTAATCCTTACATTGGATCTACTTGGTCATGGGTTTGGAGTCAAGCAAAACTAAATCCACAAGAAACGGCAAATGAATACACATCTGAATCAATTTTTGTTAAGTCAGAAGAAAAATTGTTACTTTTGTTTCCAAGTTATTTAAAACACTCTGTATCAACAAATATGTCAAAAGAAGATAGAATATCTATGTCTTTTAACATAGCTTTAACTTTAAATGAAAAGCCAACAAATGTATAAGATATATGATCAAGTTCCTTTGACTGTGAGACAAAAGATTTATGATTTTGTTTGTAATTCAACATTTAAATTAGGCTGGCAAGATAGAAATGAACCTGAGAAATTGCATTTTAATATCTATAGTGAATGGAATAAAAAAAATTTACATGATTGTGGATTGTTACAACATTTAAATGAGGTATGTGCTCTTAACAACTTAGACCCAAATAACTTACAAAGGTCTATTGTAAATTTAACAAAATGTGGTGATTTTAATTTTTGTCATACACATCAAAACAAAAAAGTTTTGTTGTATTATGTTAATTTAGAATGGAAAGATGGATTCGGTGGAGAAACAATTTTTTATGAAGATAATTTAAAAGATGCAATAGCCGTTTCTAGTTTTGTTTCTGGTAGAATTATTTTGTTTGATGGTAGTATACCTCATACAATAAGGTCTCAATCAACGTATGCTCCAAGTTATAGATTTACAATTAGTAATTTTTTACATGAAGAGAAAGGTAGTTAATGAAAAGAAATATTGTAGTAGCTAAAAAGGCATTGTCGCCTGAAGTTTGTAACAAAATAATAGAAATAGCAAAACCTAATTTTGCTCCAGCAAAAATAGGTGACTTGCAATCAATTTCAGGTTTAGAAAGAGATATTAGAGAAAGTCACGTTAGTTGGTTTGACAAACCTTTTAAGTATCTAAACATTATGCACCCAATACAAAAAATGATTTGTGATATTAATTATAAATTTTATGGATTTGATTTATGGGGTCACGAAGCTTTTCAAATTACGAAGTATGACGAAAAATATAGAGGTAAATATGATCCTCATGTAGATGGAGCGTATGATGATCCATCTAACAAAGTAGTTAGAAAATTATCTGTTTCAATACAATTAACTGATTCAGAATATTATGAAGGAGGAAATCTTGTGTTTCCCGATGATAAGAAAAGTTTTAACATAGATGACTCAAGAGAACAAGGGACGGCTGTGTTTTTTCCATCTTATATTAAACATGGCGTTGAACCAGTTACAAAAGGCATAAGATATAGTTTAGTTTGTTGGTCTAATGGACCAAATTTTTATTAGGAGTAAGTTATGTATTACGTTATATATGATGATTTTTTACCTTTAAGATCTTACGCACATTTAAAATCTTATCTAAGCTCTGGCTTTGGCTTTCCTTGGAATATATCTCCAAAGATTAATGATAATGATTTAAGTAATGAAGATTTTTATTTTGCTACCTTGTGTTACTGTCAAAACAAAAGTTTTAACGAACAATGGAATCCAGCCGTTCAGTTTGATCCATTTAGAGATTTACTATCTCCCCTTAATATGACTGCTTTGCTGAGAGTTAAATGTAATATGTACATGAGATCAACTAGCGATAAAGTATATCATCACGCCAAACACATTGATTACGCTCACCCACAAAGAGGTGCTCTTTTTTTTCTAACAAATTGTAATGCACCAACAACTATGGCTGATGGTTATCAAGTAGAGTGTAAAGAAAACAGAATGTTGCTTTTTGATGCTTTCTCTGAACACTCCAGTTCATCTCCTACAAATGCAAAAAACAGAATGACAATTAATATAAATTATCATGGGTATGGATTGCATGAAAGATATAAATATGAAATGACTAATGTAAATCCTACACACGCAAAAAACATAGAAGAATTGGAGAAGTTTGGTTAATGGAAATAAATCATTTAAATTATCTTCATTTTAAAAATTTTATCTCAAAAGAAGATTTTGATAGAATTTCCCAGTATTTAGAACGCCATGACTTTGAATGGTACTGGAGAGAAAAAGCAACATCTTTTGATAAAGAATATAATCTTATTCATATGTTGTGCAAAGATGATTGGAAGACACCTCATTGGAATTTTTTTGAAGATTTTCTAATGAGCATACTGAAGGCTTTTAATGGTAAACAAATCTGTCACGCTAAGTTTGTTTTGCATACAAAAAGAAAAAAAGTATGTTATACAGCACCTCATTACGATTTAGTGAACATTGACAGACAGCCTACCGAAGATGTTCCCATAAGAATACTTATTATGAATTTTACTACTTGTAATGGTGGAACTCAAATAGGTGGCATAGATGTTCCTTCTGTAGCAAACTCTGCTGTTTTGTTTGATAACAAAGTATCACATTGTGGAATCATACAAAGTGATCAACCAAAAAGAATTTTACTAAACTTTTGCTTTGAAGAAAACTCATAATTGTGTATTTTAATAAAATGAGTTAATATGTGTTATGCCTATTACATCTTTAAAGTTCAGACCAGGAATAAATAAAGAAACAACGTCTTACTCAAACAAAGGTGGTTGGAACGATTGTGACAAAGTTCGTTTTCGTTTTGGTTATCCAGAGAAACTTGGTGGTTGGGAAAAATACTCAACAAACACTTTTCTTGGGGTGTCAAGATCTCTTCATGCTTGGGCAAATCTTGAGGGTAATAAATATTTAGGAGTTGGAACAGAAATAAAGTTCTACATTGAAGAATCAGAGTCTTACAAAGATATAACACCTTTAAGAAGAAAAGTTCAAGATGGTAAAGTTATATTTGATATTAATGGAAACACAGTTGCGTTTGATGTGACTGGTGTATCAGGAACTACGGGTCTTGGAGAAGAAGTAATAAATGCACAATCAAATGATACATTAGCTCCAGCTTTTGTAACTGGAGTATTTGGCACTGGAGAAATGGGAGATGTAACTCAACAACAATCGGTGCCTGCAGCAACAGGAACTCTTGGAGATGTAGAAGTATTAGTGCCAACAAATATTTCAGTGACTGATTTTGTGGATGAATCATAATGGCAATAACCTTTATAACTGCAACTGATAGTACAACAGTAACTGTTAATGATACCTCACATGGAGCTATTGTTGGTGACTTTGTTACATTTGCAAATGCTGATACAAGTAATACAACTTTAAATGCACAACTTAATAACGAGTTTGAAATACAAACTGTTCCCACAAGAAACACTTACACAATAACTTTAGCTTCCAACGCAGCCGCAGCATTGTCTAGTGCTGGTTCAGCTAATGCAGACTACCAATTAAATGTGGGTATTAATACAGTTGTGCCAGGTAGTGGTTGGGGTGCAGGACCTTGGAATGGAGAGCTTAATACAACGACTTTATTTACAACTTTAGCGGAAGAGGTAGAAAAAGATGAAACAGCAATAGATGTTGCAGACGCTACTGGAATTACAACGAATGATGTTATTCAAGTCAGAGGAGAGCTTATGCTTGTGACTAATGTAAGTTCTAATACTTTGACTGTCACAAGAGGTCATGGGGTCACAACTCAAGTTAATGACGAGGCAGGTGTTGGAACTCCTGCAACCATTACACCAAATACAGTGCGTCTAGCTTTAGGTAATGCTGCAGTAAGTGATGATTATGTGACTTTAATAAATGGCACAGACTTAGCTTCGGACACTTCAGCCACGACAGTGACTGTAGATTCAACTGCATCATTTGAATCAAGTGGGTTTTTAAAAATAGAAGATGAAATAATACAATACACAGGTAAAACAAGCACAACTTTTACTGGTTTAATAAGGGGTAGTGCAGGCACTACGGCAGCAACTCATGCTGATAATGTTGCAGTTTTTGAAGCTAGTTCTGGTATTGGAATAGAGGCAACTGAAACGGCAGGCACGGGTGGTACTTTACGACTATGGTCACAGGATAATTTTGGTGAGGATCTTATCTTTAATGAAAGAGATGGCTTTGTTTTTTACTGGGATAAAACATTAGGAACAACCTCAAGAGCAAAAAATTTAATTGAATTATCTGATGCTGCACCCACTACGTCAAGAAAAGTAATAGTATCAGAAAGAGATCGTCATGTTATTTGTTTTGGTGCAAACCCAATAGGTCAAACTGCACAAGACAGATTATTAATAAGGTTTAGTTCACAAGAAAACCCATTTTTTTGGACACCAACTGCAACGAATACGGCAGGTGATTTAAGAGTGGGTTCTGGATCAGAAATTGTTACTGCTGTTAAAACAAGAAGAGAGATAATTATTTTAACAGATACTTCTGTTCACAGTATGCAGTTTATAGGAGCACCATTTACTTTTGGTATCAATCAACTTGCAAGTAATATTACTGTTCGAGGATTTAATACAGCAGTAGCAGTAGGTGA